GTGACTGTAACTTTGTTTGTCTGTCCCGCTCGGTGTGCCCGTGAGTTAGCTTGCAAATAAATTTCTGTGGAGCTTACTGGACCCCACCACACAACTTGGTCGGCACGAGTCAGCGTGATACCGTGTGCAGTAGCTTGTGGCACTAAGAGGAGTATGCGTGGGTCATCCTCTGTTTGGAATTGTTTGATGATGTCTGCTCGTCGTGTTGACGGAACACCGCCATGAATTGTCTGCACTGTGTAGCCTTCTTTGAGCAGAGTATTCTCGACCATCTGAAGCGTATGTCGGTATGGGATAAACACCAATATCTTATGGTCAGTTTGCTCGATCACGTTTAGCAACTCACTCATACGATTGGTTACGTCAAACTCAACAACGCCACCGTCATCGGTATATACCGCACCTTGCGCAACTTGCAAAAGTTTGTTAAGCATTGCCGCCGCATTTACCGCTGTGATTTCTGAGCCTGCTGCGATGGTCATCATTTGTTTTTTAAGAGCGTCATAGTACTTAGTCTGTTGCGCAGTCAGAGGAACTTCACGAGTCGAGTACAACAAGTCAGGTAAGTCCAAGCACTCTAGCTTTGTGTATCTAATGGCAGGCTGCAACACTTGGTGAACTATCTGTTGTGCGTCTTGTCTCGGCACCCACTTGTACATCGTAAGCTTAAGCATCACCTTGTCTCGGAACGCACCAAAGAATCTAGGCACGGCTTCAGGTGCCACAAGCTTAGCCAGACCATAGGCATCTAGCGGTGACTGCGAGGCAGGCGTGCCTGTCATCATCCATAGGCGTGTGGTAGGTTTAATCAACGTTGCAAGGCACTTCCATCTATCGGTAGTCACGCTCTTAACTGCGTTAGCCTCGTCCACAATAATGAGGTCAAACCCACCCTCAATTAGTTCTTTGTTAACAACCTTAACACCATCGAAGTTGATGATTACAAATTCGTAATCTCCATTGACAACCTTCTGCCTTTGTGTTCGTGATCCTTGCGCAATTGCAACGGTGCGGTGCATGACTGTCTTAAACAAATCAGAGCGCCATGCGGTATCCATAATGGACACTGGGCACACAACGAGTACACGTTTGACTTTGCCTTGTGTTATTAGGTAATCAGCAGCCCATGCTGCTGCACTGGTCTTGCCTGTGCCTGCTTCGTTAAACACAAAGCAACGTGGATGGAGTGTGAGGAATTCTGCAGTAGTGCGCTGATGGTCAAAGGGCGTAAACATCCCCGGCCATTGATAGCGTCCCAGTATGGGACTAGGCACATCTCGTATACCTAGATTGCGTAGTAATTGCACCTCGTCAAAGCCCCAGTTAACAATGACTTGGTCAACGTCTCCGTTGTTCTCAAGCACTCTGCTCTTAGGAATGATTGAAGTGATTTGGTTTGCTTTGCGTGTATTAAACACCAATGCCTTGTTATCAATGATTTGCATATAAATTTGAATAGAGGTGACAAAAATAGCCCCGTAGCACTGCTACGGGGCAAACCCATTACTGGGAGGAGACATCAAGGAAACAACTTAGAAGTGGCAACTGCTAAGTGTTTTTATCTTACATTACTTTTTACGTTCTCGTTTAGAAATTTGTGATTTCATCGTACCATTTTTAGTACGCGCAAAACTGCGGTTGGAGTTATCGGTAGATGCACGGAGGTTGCTTAGATTAGACGTACCGCCTTTGGACATAGCCTTTTTGTGGTCTACGTCTACATCGTCAGGCAGAGTGCCATTAGCTTTCTCGTATGCCCGTCTAGCTTTGTGCCTCTCGGACTGAGCAGCGAGTTGTTTTGGTGTGCCCTGATAGTTTTTATACTCAGCAGCATAATTGCGTTTAGTTGCCATTGTGGTTCTCACATGTAGTAACTGGGCAGAACTTGCACAGCGCAGAGCTTTTGGGATTCCATACCCCATGCACCACGGCTGCTTCGATTGCACTAGCCCTGCCAGCCCATTTAGACAGGATTTCAGGCAATTGTTTACGAGTGTACTCAGACTTAATCACATCGCCAACTACAACAAACAGCAGTGCCCCCTTAACGGTATTTACGTCGGGATGGTGAATCATCACCATAGCTGCCATTAGTTCTAATTGAGCGCTGTCTGCGTAGCGACTTGACTTACCAGTCTTATAGTCGGCTACCCTTGCAATTCCCTTGTCGTGGTTGATTGCAAGATAGTCTGGGATGCCTCGGAACCATACATCTTTGTCAAAGAACCCGCAGGGAGTAAAGTCTGCTCGGATACCAAGTTTTTCCTCGCAACGAACGTCGCCTTGGAAGTTGGCAAGGGGTTCCACGAATGGTTTGTAATGCGCATAACTCGCTGGAAGTGGTGTCTTATCACGGATGTATTCTTCAAATGCTTTGTGTACAGCAGTGCCGTACATGGTTGCTTCAGTGTCTTTAGATTTAAACTTTTTTAGTATTTTGACTTCGTGGTATCTGCGTGGACAGCCTTCAAAGTCTTTGATACCTGAGTAGGAATGAGATAGCGTCATGGAAAGAACTGGGTTTGTTTTTGCAAGCCCTAGTGTACCAATCAACAGTCCCCATAGGAAGCCCCTACGCCTGATTCGCAGGCTAGCGGTAAAGTTTGTGCCCACTTTGGTCTCCATGACATGCACTCCTCAACGTATCGTTGTGCTTCTTGTTGTTCCTCAATCGGTGCGATACATGCCACGGCATCGTGAACTGTCAACACCACCTTATACTTCTTGCCGATTTTGAGCATCTGCTCTGCCACGACCTGCCTTGCTACGGCTTGGCACACGTTCTCCACTACTTTCCCGCCGTATATGTACACGGGTAATCCCTTAGAGAAGTATCTCCACTGATCTTTTTTAGTCTTCTCATCCACTACTTTGGCTAAGTCTGGATATTGAATATATAGACCGCTAGGTAGGGATAACCCTTTCTTCGGATCAGCCGTAACTAGACCCTGCTCATCTAGCCGGTATCCGTTGCCAGTACGTAATGAGATTAGCGCCTCGTCTGCCCTACGCCACAACTCAGGTATCTTGTAGTAAGTGTTTCTGTATTTGTCGATGATGCGTTTTGATTCATCTTCTGTTACTTCAACACCGGCTTGTGTCTTTAGAAATATCTGTAGCTTCTTGTGACCAACGCCATAGCCTGCACCTAGCACCACAGTCTTGCCGACCTGACGCTGACTAGCGGGACCTGTTGTAACGTCTTCCGGAGGGATGTTGTATATCTGACTAGCCATCAGGCGGTAAACGTCCTTCTTTGCCTCAAATGCCTGCACCAAGTCATGCTGGCCTGCCAACCAAGCCAAGGTGCGTGCCTCGATCTGCGATGAGTCGCAGTCAATCACAACGTACCCTGCCGGAGCCTTGATAGCCTTCTTGATTTTGCCTGCGTTATCACCGCGTGATGGTAGGTTCTGCAGGTTTACAGAGTCTTGACCAGACCAACGACCAGAGTGTGCCCCGTAGTAACGTAGAGGTACAGGAAACTTGCCTCTAGTAGACATACCAATAAAGCGCTCAGTGCGAGTCTCTTCAATTGTCGTCTTGTTTCCAAGGCGGGCTGCGACAAGGATTTGTACTCGTTCATCAGGATGCTCCTCTAAAGATTTAAATTCTTCGTCTGTCTTTGCAAAAGCCAATGCAACCTTGCCGGTACGCAGGCTTACCTTTGTTGGCGGTACAACGCCGTAGTTCTCGAGTACCTTGGAGAACTTGTCATTAGACATGAGTAGCTTCTTGATGCCTGCCATGCCTTCACTGAAGATTGCGTGTACGTATTCGGGATCAGCGTCTTTCAGCATAAAGTCCCGCACCGATTCCATCAAGGCTTCCTTGGCGTCTCTCACGGCTTCCAAGTGGTCGACCAACATAGTCTTGTCTAACTCAAGCACAGGCTCAATGAACATGCGCAAAGTCATGTCAATCAGTTTCAATTCTTGCTTAGGGAAACCCATCGCCATGTACATGTTGAATAGCTTGTACGTTAACTCGGTGTCGTTGATGCAATACTCAGCGTAGCGTGCCAACTCCTCGGCAGAGAAGTCAGCGTAGTGCTTGCCCTTGGCATGAAGCACCTCATCGCCCTTGGCTCCGATACCCATGCGTTCAGCTTGCTTGGCTAAGCCATGCGCTCTCTCATGCGGATACAACGCCCGTGACATACCAAGCGTATCTAACCAAGCCAGTGGCTTTACACCATACAGCCAGTCAAGTACCGCACCATCAAACGCAGTGTTCTGTGCAACGACCATCGCATTAGACCAGTCAAACTCTTTCAGTATCCGTTCCACTTGCGGTTTGGGATACCAAACGGTTTGCCCATCGTCCACCTTAATCGCAATGCCAATCATCTCAAACTGAGATGACCGCACATACTCCTCGGTAGGAATCTTGGTCAGGGAATACTCAGTCGAGTAGAAGCACTCAAGGTCTAGGGTTACGATTTTCATAACATCCTATCTAGTGTGGCTTCGAGGGTACCTCGTTTGAGTTCATCTTCGTTGATGACTAGCACCCTGCCCCCTGCGGTCAGGATGGCATCTAGGTTTTTGTATTGCAGTGCAGTAGGCACACCCTTTCCTGCCTTGGCTTCAATGGCAAGAAACTCACCACCGTGGCACACTAGGAAGTCAGGCACACCACTGTTGCCGTAGCCAGTGCCAATAGGCATGGCGTAGTAAGCCCCATGAGCTTTCAAGATCAGTTTGATCTTGGCTTTGACTTTACTTTCGGGTGTTGCTGCCATTGGCAACCTCCAGTAGTTTGGCTAAGTAATGTTGGGCTTTCTTCAAGTCCTCAATACCGTTTTTGTTTTTCCAACGTGACACATACTTCACCACGTTACCTTCGAGATACCCAAGGTCGTTGGCAATGATGTAGTCCCACGGTTGGATTGATTTGTCTTTGTAGTGATTGCCACCAACTTGCATGTCATCGGCTCGTTCAATCATTTAGTTTTCTCCTTTAGTAGTGCGTCGTAGTACTGTTTGGGCATCGGCGCTTTCTTCTCAAGAAACACACGCAACCAATCAGCACCGCCAAGTTGATTAAAAATTATCCACTGCCTGTCAGACATTCGTATGTTTCTGAAAGTTATAGGTTCAGGGGGTTTTGCTCTCGGCATTTGTTGGTAATCCTTCGTGTTTGTTCGGTTGTCGTGCTTTTGAGTAAGTGCCGAATTGTTTGTAGCCTAAGCCGGTCTCACTTGCGATTGTTCCCGCACCTTTGGCACGGAAGTAAGTATCCTTCAGAAAGATACTAGGGCGTGGGTCTTCTCGCCAACGGAACGGGCTAAGTGGCGGGGGGCTATTGTCTCTCAAAACAAAACATTCTCTATCAGGGTCATACCTTACTAAGTCAGATACTTTCATTGCAGTATTCCTAACTTACGTAGCGCAACCTTCAAGCCTTCAACACCACCGACACGTTGGTCGTTGATAAATATCTGAGGCATCTGACGGGCATCGGGGTACTCCGCTAAAAAGTTTTGCAGTCGGTTGCCTAGCATGATGTCAACGTCTATGTATTCGATGTTCGCATGCGAAAGAATCCGTTTGGCTATCTCACAGTTCGGGCAGTTATCCCTTGTGTAAATTATGACGTGTGGGTTTTTCATCTTTCTTTTCCTTTCGGTGTTTCAAAACTTCTTCCAGTAATTGTTCCATATCTTTAGCTGCTTGCAAATGAAATGGGCTGATCGGTATTTTGCTTGCCATACTGCGCATCATGCCGATGGTTGTCCTCGCTGTGGTTTCACTTAGCTTAGCCATTGTTCTTCTCCTTGAGTTTGGCTTCAATAGCATCTGCAAACTTCACCCAAAATGGTTTGCCGCCCACAATCTGTTTTACTTGGTCGTACACAAAAGATTGATCCTCATCCGTCAGCCCTACCCACTCACGCTCAGGCAACGGATGCCCTGCTTGCTTGTAGGCTTCCTCACGCCAATTTTGTGCTCGTTGCCTGTGGTACTCACAGTTTGGGCAGTCGTTCATGCTTGTCCCCTTGCTCGAATTGCGGTAGCGCAATGGTCACAACCAAGCGCATCTAACTGCTTTGCACACGCCTCGCGCTCGGCAGAAGCGACAAGGGCGGCAAAGTTTACAAGGTCACGCACGCGCTCCGCCGTAACGCCCGTCTCTTGCGCCATGCGAACAATGTCTTCTTTGTTCATCGTGGTGCATCCTCATGGTTATCAGGGTTGAACTTAGGGACTCGGTTACCCTTGTCCTTGGGGTTTGGGAATGGGGGGAAAGGCCACGTCATGCTTGTCCCCTTGCTCGAATTGCTAAAGCCGCTATCCGAGTCACGCCAGAAGCAAACTCAGGATGTACGGTTAGCGCGTCACATAAATTTGCACACGCCTCACGCTCATGCTCGGCTACTAGCTTGGCAAAGGCTTCAAACTTATCTCTCTCCCTAATACTGGCGTGTCTGATAAAGCCAAGCCCTACCTTCTCAGCGAGGTTGAATAGTTCTTCGTTAGTCATGGCTGCAAATTACTCACGCACACAGCAAGACCATCTACAGACCCCCCAACACTCTCCGCAATACCATCTAAACCGCACTCAATTCCAACTAGTGCCTCACTAATACCGTTTAGTCCTCCGCCAACACTAGTGATTGCTTCGCAAAGTTTTTGTGTAGCTACGCCCATACTCGCAGTATGAAAGTCCATTGCCATGACTTTGGTTAGTGCTACAACATCGGCTGCGGTGTACTCCAAGCCTGACCCCTCCATCATCTTGTGCGCTGTAGCAAAGTAATCTTGGGCAGTGTCTTTTGATTGTCCCATCAGTGTGTTCCAACTGGCTGTAATTTCGTGTGTCATTTAAGTTTTCTCCGTTAAAAGTTTTTGTTTAGCGTCCATGCAATCTTTACAAATAAATTTGTGTAGCCCCGCCATTATTCGGAGATACCCACCATGCGGGTTTTTGTCTTTCTGACACTTCCAACACATCTTCCATTTGCTGTGCATGGCTTGATCGTTCTGTCTTTTTGCGTATGTAGCTGAAAGGTTCTCGGCCACAATACTTATACGTCCTTGTCCTCTCATGGCTTAGTCCCCATGAACTTAATGTTGGGTTGTTCTTTGCGTAACTCTGCATACTCCAACTGCACACGTTGGGCATTGATAATCTTACCCGCCGTGTTGTTCATTTCGGTAGCAACTTTTACGTCGACCGTACCGTTCTTGAGTCCCTCATACAAAGCGGACAGTTCTGTTGTTAGTTCACTGATATGTTTCATCTTTAAGCTCCCAAAGTTTGCGTTTAATAAAAAGTCTGATACGTGCCGCTTCGATCAACTCGGGCGACATTGTGGATTTATACAACCCTCTGATATAAGCATCAGAAGCTTTGACGGCCTGTTTTTTAGCTTTTGCTCGGGCTATCTCAGGGTGAGCCTTGCGGTGCGCATCCTGACGTGCTTTGATTTTTTCTTTGTTGGCTTGTTCGTATTCTTTTCTCTGTGCCGCTATCCTTTCTTTGTTGGCTTCTCTGTATGCTTTCTCATGCGCTTTGTTGGCTTCATGCCAAGCTTTATGCCTTGCTTTCTCGCGTTCTAAGTTAGCTTCACGATTAGCTTTTCGTTTTGCGTTCCTTGCCTCCTTGTTAGCTTCATGGTATTTTTTGGCACGTTCAAGCACGTATTCTTTGTTGGCTTCTTCCCACTCCTTTCGTTTCGCATAGACGTGTTCTTTATTATTTTCAAAATACGCTTTGGCCTTGGCAGCTATATGTTCCTTGCGAGTCGCACGATACGCCTTCCGTTTGGGCGCTTGTATTTCCTTGGTCGCTAAGTAATACGCTTTTCTGTACTCCTTGATAGCTTCAAGTTCGGCTTCGCTCTTAGCGGCTTTGAGTTTCATTCCCCCAACTCCTCAAAGATTTCGTTGAGTACGGTTTTGATTTGGCTGACCATCTCAGCCTTTGTATAAGGTGCAGACATAACCATCTTGATACTTGCCAACGCCTTATACATAGCTTGACCCTTCAATGCGAACAGTAACGCATCCTCATCGTCAGGGTATTCAAACTCCAGTATGGCTTTTGATTTCATTTACCTGAGCCACCGAAGTACGTAGCAAGGATGCTGTACAACCGCTTGGCATCAAACAAGCTAATATTATTTACGATCTCTTGCACATGGTCAGGCGGGTTCTGTTCTTCCACCAGTGCTGTAATGCCTGCTGTAGAAGTTCTAAGCTTAGAAGTTTTTGGTTTATTTACCTTACCTTCCCGCTTGGCAGTAGCCTTAGCTGACTTGATAGGGGAGTACTCTTTCCCATTGGGGCGTAGCAACCCGTCGCTATCTTTATAGATATGCCCTTGCCGTATCATCTGACCAAGCAGTGATGACACAGATGACTTCTTATGTCCTTGCTGCACAAGGACTCGGATTGCGTCGTTCCGAGTACAGCCCGAGTTATCACGGACAAAGTTAAATGTCTTCTTTGATACGTTGTTTGTAGGTGCGAACAATTTAGGTCCTTTAGGTTGTTCAGTTGTTTCGATTGTTTTGGGTTCTTCCCAAGTTCGCAATATCTTTTGCATTTCTGTTTGAATATCAGGCATCGTCATCCTCAAATAAGTTAAGTTGTTTAGGGTCAGGCATGGTGTGCGCTAAGTCTTGCACGTCACGCAGTCGCATTTCCAGTCTTTCGCTTAATACTTTTATTAAACCCGTATGCCCATCGGCGTATCGGATTAGTTCTTCGTCGGTCAAGTTGTCATAGTTCATCTAAGCTCCATAAAGTTAATAAGATTGTTGTCGTCGTCGGTTGTGAACCATACGATGTTGTCAGGCGGGGGCACGTTCACTTTCTTGAGATGCCCACCTACCGTTGCGACTGCCCTGATTCTCTCTAGCCAATCAGGTAAGTCTGTCACTATCCCACGGGATGCTTCCTCGTGTCCGTCACGCCATCGCTTAAGCGTGTAGTCACCATCACGTTCTTCGTATCTGCATTCATACATAGGATTGTCTTTGTGGTATCCAAGTTTATGTTCTAGCGTTCGAAGGGCGTCGGACTTTGCTCGCCCATGTCTGTCTGCTACTTCCATGATCTCAGTTACCATCGCCTTCACTTTCCCCATCATCTATCCCCCAATCAAATGCACCAAGGATTTCGTCCACCTTGATTTTGGTTAAAGCACGAGTGCTATCTTCTTCTCTCAATTCTTTAGGTGTTACCCCAGACAATACCTCCTCAAGCTTACGCGCAGCTTTCGTCAACGCAGAATCTCCAGTTATATTCATCACATGCAACAACTCGCACAACTCCACGGCATTGGTTACCGTTGTGTCGTGAAAGGTATTCTTCTTGCCATCCTCGCTGACAGTCAAGCGATCACTTAACTTACTGATAGCCTTGTACAACCGAGTCCATGAGTCTTGGTTAGCTGCCTTGATCTTGGCATCAAGCTTCTCCTCGTACTGCTCGATCAACTGGCGTTGTACCTCGCTCTCAATGTCTAACCTAAAGTCACCGCCAGTAGGCAAGGGAGTGAACGATGTCTCCATACGGAAACGCTGTGCTACCTTACCCCTGCTTGGGTACTCGCCACGATCAAACAATGTGCCAAGTTGGAACGCTGCCCCTGCTACGAGGGTCTCGTACTTGTCCAAGAACGCATCGACCAAACGATTGAACTCTGTGTTATACCTACCCATAACCTTTTGATAGTCAAGCAGTGCTGCAGTGGGCAACAGTCTTGCACCTTGGTCATTCCATGGGAGAGTCAAGCGATAGTGTTCGGCTCGGGCACGGGCTTGGAACTTGGTGATAGCTTCCAACTCTTTGCACTCAGCAAATAAGTTTTTGTATACCGATGCTGCTTTCTTGGAGCCTGACCCCTTGGCATTGGTGACCTCGGCTTGCGTACTCTTGTCTTGCTTACGACCCGAGTAGACTGCGATGTTTAAGTCCACCATCATGGCGGAACGTGCGACGCCTGCAATAGGCTTTTCTGTTTCAATTGTGTAGTAGTTCATGATAGTTCTAAGGTTAGAGGTTTTTAGAAAGGTTGTCGTTGATTTTCATCGTCAGCTTAACTGTGTCGATGTAGTCTTGGTTCACTGGTGCTACAGTGAATAGCTCGTGTGTTACGACCGGCTTGATAGTCGGTACGTATGCGTTGTTGTACCCTTGCGAGCCTAGGTTGTTGCCCACATGCGTTTCAGTTAGTTGTTCGGCAAACGACAACGTGTCGGTAAGAATTTCAAGTTGCCTTGCATCTATCAAAACGCTGTGCCCGTTGATGGTCATCTTAAATTTCAAAATGCCACCTCTATTGATCGTGATACATACATGAAGCCATTGGCGTCGCCAGTGCTATCGTCCTCAATGTCGTCGTCCTCTTCACCAAGACGCAAGAATTCGTACTCGTAGCCAAGACCTTGCACATCCGCTAAGAACTGAACGAACTTCCCAACCTCGGGGTACGAGTCGTACCATTTGATAGAGTTGGCATCGAATATCAACACGCGATGATCGTCGTCCCATTCAAAATACTCCTTGCCCCACGCCTCGAATACATCCTTGAACGTGGTGTTAAACAATAGCTTGAGCTTGTTGTACTCCAACAAGTTGTGTTCACTGTTTGCAGGGTAAATAAGCGCCTTCACATCTGATCTGTATCCCATGATTTTCTCCAATAGTTCTAAGCTTAGAAGTTTTAGACTTCGACACGGATAGTCGTGCCGAACGGTGCAACCATATCGGTTGTGATAGCCCACAAGGTAGGCACATTGGTGTTACCCCAGTCACCTACATAGCCATCGGTAAACTGCACAATAGCTTGTGGGTTGATGTGGTTCTCACGAAGGTAGTCAAACAACACAGAACCATCCGTACCACCACCGCCCTTGGGTTTCATGTCGGCTACTGCAAACTGACCATCCTCGAATGTTTGATGCCCTGCTACCTTGGTGTCCCAATAGATAACGTGTGTCTTGGTTGGCTTGACTTCCTCGATGATGGTCTTGATGTTGGAAACAAACGCAGTCATCTCGTCGCCACCGAAACACGAACCCGACGTGTCGAAGCCGATAACAAGCTCTGTCATAGTAGTCCCCACCATAGAAGGCATGTAAACGTCGTAGCTCAAGAATCTACGATTAGGCTTACGCCATGATGATTCGTCACGACCTGCGCATGTCTCGGTGATGAAGTCACGCAAGACTTTCTTCCAATCAATCTTGGGTTGCAACAAGTCACCGAACGCACCATCCGCATCGCCTGCACCCTTGCCCTGCATCTTGCGACGCACGATCTCACCCTGACGAATGGCTCGTTGTATCTCATTGCCACGCTCGGCATCTTTAGCAGGGTCACCGCTTGTTGCGTTCTCCCAATCATGCTCGTCGAACCCTTCACCCTCATCACCACCGCCACCACCCCCGCCTTCCTCTTGCTCTTGCTTAAGGTCTTCGAAGATTTGTTTGACTGACCACCCACGATACTTAGCATCAGGTTGCACACCTAACTCGGGCATCTTGATGAACCCCTCGCCGTCATCCATATCTACTAAGGATAAGTTAACGAAGTGATCTGCTGCGATGTTGGCAAGTTGTGCATCCTCGTCATGCAATGCTGACCATACTTGCAAGTGACGATACGCCTTGTGCTGACCCTCATGCAAGATGAGGAAGCGCAACTCAGGGTCGGTCTTCATGTGTTCTTCAATGAAGGCAGGGTTGTAGATTACATCCCAACCGTTAGTAGCTGCGGTAGGTACGTCGTCGTTTACCTTGACCTTGCCACATGCGAGGATACCGCTATACACACAGAACTTTTTGTGTTGCATGATAGCGATGTGTGCTTTCTTGATTCGATCTTGTACGTTCATGATTTTCTCCAATAGTTCTAAGCTTAGAAGTTATGTGTTGTTGGGATAGGGAACTCTTCATCTCTATCTAGTCGTGATGCAATCATCTCAGCAAGGGCGATCTCTTCAACAGTACGCTCTCGTAAGAACACCTCTGCAATTTGTTTGCGTATGGTAGATTGCCGTACAACAAGGGTGTGTGAGTTGACATGGGCAGCCTTAACTTTCTCTATGTGTTCCGAATGCCTGCGATCAATGGTCTTGTAATACTCATCCCTCTTTGGTGTGTAGTCGTTCTTCTTTATATCGTCGTAGCCCATCTTCTGCAGGGTGCAATCTGCCTCAAGCATGCCGATGATCTCTGACAAATTACCCTCAGTGATAGGGCGTGGTGTACGTAGCCCCATGTAGTCAGCATCCGTTACCACATAGATAGAAGGTTTTATGTCGCCCAAGTCAAACACAAGGTTACGCACCTTCTTGGTTTTGCTATACCACCCACCGTTGTGGATGCCTGTTGCAATACTCTTGCGCACCATGTTGCGCATTGTTTTAGTCAAGCGCATTGGGTTAAAGGTAGCCACGGTGACTACACCGGGTGCTTGCAGTTGCCTTGCGATTTTGTACATTTCGCTCATGATTTTTTCCTTGGTTGGTTATTTAAAAGTCCTGTTTGTAAATTCCATGCGTCTTTAGACTGCACGTAGTTAGGTAGTGGGCGTTGATACGCCCTGCTGATGCGGTTAGGATGCCAGTCTTTGTGTAGTCGCACGATGGTGCGACCGTCGCTTGTTCGTTCTGTTATTAACATCACGGTCTCCAATAAAATAAGTCAATGACTAGCACAATGATGGCTAGGGCTAAGATCAAACGCTCGAGGCGTTCCCATGGTGTAAACATAATGTTCTAAGCTTAGAAGTATTAGAAGAACTTACCAAGCTTCGCTGCTTGGGTCGTGAACTTACGGCTACCACATGCCATGCCTACCTTGGACTTGTTGGATGCAAGAGATGTAATGAACAACGCATGTGCCTCGAACGATTCGTTAGCCATACGATCTGAGTAGTCCATAACTGCGTCGATAGTCTTAGCATCGACACGACCCGCCAACATGAATGCGAGAATGAACAACGCACCCGCACTTGTTGGAACCTTAGCCTTGAACGGGTCTTTCACAATGGTCTCAAACAATGGCAGTTGATCTGCTAAGTTGATGAGCGCATCCATATCCCTAGCTGCTGCTTCACCCACCGTACCTGCTAGTGCAGGGAGAGTGGCATCACCAAGTACGGATCGGAGTTTAATGATGTTGGATGCTTTCTCGAGTGAACGAGGCGAGCAGTATGCTTTCACGTTGCCCGTCAATGGGTTGAAGATGTAGGGATTCTTAGCCTTGGCATCGAGGTCTACGTAGCAGTCGAATACCTGCGGATACTGCTTGGCAAATGCCATTACCTCGGGGGCTATGTTGTTGTCTGATGCCCACTCAATCCACTGGTCAGCAGTTGGATTACCTAACACGGCTACAGTCATGCGGTTATACGCATGGGCAGGGATGTTGTCACCCACACCATCTGTATCTAGGTTAGTCGTTGCAAATACTATTGAGCCAGTCGGCAAGGGTACGTCACCCACACGATGCTCGAGGATAGTCGGCAACAACATGTTCATCACAGGGCGTGATGCTTTACCCAACTCATCAAGCATAAGTATGACGGGTCGAGTCTGATTCTTACCTACACCGAAGCGCACATTGGGTGCATACGATGTGGTCATGTTCTCTCGGTCAATGACAGGCATAGCCAAGTCACCGAGGTCTAAGTTTGCGCAGTCGATGTAGCACACCTGATAGTCAGGCATCTCACGACCCAGTGTACCAAGCAAAGACGATTTGCCTACGCCGGGCTGACCTCGCAAGAGGATGGTGTTTGTTGTACCTACGTTACGGATGAGGGTGAATGCCTGAGACAGGCTGAGGTTTAACGTGTTCATTTTGATTTCCAGTTGAATAAAAGGTTTGAAAGTTCTAAGGTTAGAAGTTTATGAAAATAGGCTTTCGCCATGCTTACAAGACGTATGTCTCAGAACGAGACACAACATACATTGTCTTTTTACATTGAGCCATGATGCGTGCCCAACATGCTTTTGCATCTGCTCTTTCGGTGTACTCGTACCCACCATACGAATAAGTACGCTCGAATTTGTTGCGAGAGATATAGGTCTTCCACTGATCGGCTTGATTGTTATCTGTCAGTGTGTCGGGTAGGCATATCCCAAACATGGGAACCCGTAGTTCAGCATCTTCTACTGTTGTTACGGCATACAGTAACTTGAACGCATCGGTAAACCCTGACTCTTGCAAGTCGTTGGCTAGTTCTTTGGTTGCGACTCGATCAACTTTCTTCTGCTCGAACGCTTGAAGTGGCGTGATGATGTCGCCTTGGGCATTGAGTGTGATGCCGTCATAGAAGTAGTAGAGCTTGTTGTGTACACGGAGAGTTGGTTGGCTGTAGCTGAAGATGCTACGCTTGTGCAAGTTTAAGTACACCATGTCAGTCATGAAACCAAACGCTTCGTTGAGGCGGATGATCGTGGTGTTATGTGTGTGGTATCCGTTGGTGTCGATCTTCACATCGCCATTCGGATAGGCAGTAATGATGTCGGTGCTATACATGCGGATGCGCATGGTGTCGTCGTTACCCTTGACCACACGATAGTGGTCCATTGCACGTCGGTGCGCATTGGCAGGGGCGCTGCCCTTGTTCTTGCCACGCTTATACATGTGGCGCTCAAGGTGCATTGAAAGTTTTGTGTACATGTTCATTTGATTTCTCCAATAGTTCTAAGGTTAGAAGTTAGTTGTTTGCTTGGGGTTGAGTTGCATTAGTATTGTTCGGTCAGTCACTACAATACAGTTAGACTTATTCATCGGCACAATGGTGTGTTTAACCTTGCGCGATTCGCTTTCACCACATGCCATGCAAGTGGGTCGTTTCATGTGTTTGCGCTGAGGTTCGACCCTCACGGCATAACAACAAGTGCAGATTGGTAGGTATAAGTTTTCGCTCATGGTGTTCCCTTACAGTTTGTCTAGCGTCTATACGGCTTGCGAACCAACGGCTTAGCCGTTGACATTCGTACCCTTCCATCTCATCTTGAAGCAGTCGGGTCATGGTGTTTCCAACTGGTACAGCACTTGGTTGCGTCGATCTTCAAGTATCTTGCGGTCGTTCTCGTCGGGTACTGCTTGATTCAACTCGAACAGACGCCACTCTTCGTATGAGTAGGGGAAGCGTTGCAACTGTTTGTAAAACAACCTTGCGTTGCAGTCAGGACACCACGGGCTATACGATTTGCATGGCGTTGTGCTACGGATAAACCACATCTTGTTCAAGTCTTCTTTCCACGATGGGTTAGCCATGCGGTCGAGTATCTTGTGCTTGTTCTTACGTACTTTCATTTGCGTAACTCCACGATGATTGTTAACTTGTCGTATGTGTCGGCATCTATCTCTTGCCAACGACCGACGCCTGCCATCTTGTCCCCGAAGTCGTAAAGGGTTGAGCCATCTTCATGCTCATGCACATCACCCCAAAACTCAGAGGCGATCTTGTCCAAACATTCGAGAGGGTGACCATCTGTTTTAAACTTGACCATCGTGCTTACCTCACTCTCACCAAAGTAAGTCTCGATTTCTCCGATGTAACATTTCATATAGTTTCCTAAAGTTCTAAGGTTAGAAGTTTGGTGCGGTATGCACCCAAGAGGGGACAGCATCCCCTCCCAGTTGAATACAACTTGTTAACACGGCTTGTGCCGTGAGTAGTCTTGTCTTTGCTTTGTTTACTACGATAGGGGTTGTCGTTCACGTATAGCCTGACCCATGTCAGTCCGTGTTCCCGTGGTTGTCTTAGCGGTAGCATCCCGAGGTGCTACATAAACTCCACTTAGCAGGCTTGTGTGTTTCCACACATAGACCCGCACCCATTTAGGTAGTGTGCGTATGCTTTGCATGTTGCTATCGTCTTGCTGACTCTTGCCTATAAGACATACACCACAACATACTGGGGCTGAACCCAACATCTATTCACCTAGGGAGAATCCATGACCTGCACTCTTGGGAGTCTTAGTGCCTCTATTTTTGGCGGGTCTGCATCTATATGGCTTCTGCTATAAAAAGCAGCGATGGCTCGAAGGTCTCGGGTATCAAAAGTTCTAAGGTTAGAACTTTATAAGATACACAAAAACCTAACTGATAAATTGTTAAAGAACAAGGTCTGCACATAGGAAAGGCTAGACACCAAGCCGAGGCGTTACTCGACTTGATAAATCAATTATAACAGAATATAGGTATCTTGTCAAGCGTTTTATAGTCCGTCTACCTCATCCCAATCCTTCAGAATTTCGGGGTTCTTTGGCGCATTTTTGGGGTCATCCCGTTTTCCTTCTGCAACGATTTGGTGAATACGAATCTCGGACAGTTGGTATTCCTTGGCGAGTATGTGGCGTTTCACACCGAGCATGGCTCTGCGGTATACATCTGCATCTCGTTCTGCTCGTAGTTGTTTTAGGGGCGTGGTGGTTGAACCCTTGGCGGTTCGTTCATCTAAGCATTTGGAGATTGCTTTCTTGATGGCAGCGTGTTGGCTCATGCCGTGGGTGACTGCATAGCCTTGGGCAATGCTGAGGTGTTTCTCGCCTAGCTTAAGCCACAGTTGCAATGCGGCAATCGCAGCGCCTTCTAAGCCGTCGTCGTGGGTCTTTGCCAATTCTTCTGCAACTGAGATGGGTAGTTCAATAGTGAGGGAGTGGGTCTCGAAGTTTGCCGTGGTGGATGTTGTCATAGTAAAGTGCCTTGGTGGTTGTGGGGATTTGAGTATACTATAAAGTTCTAAGGTTAGAAGTTTTGCGAAGTATAGATGTTGTTACGTTGTAACAAAAGGGGGGTCGGGCGTTACAAAGAGGCGTAACTATAGCGGGAAAATGGGGAAGTGAGCAACCATGCGGGTTGCGGGAATTGTATAGTTATAGTATAGCCGTGGAATGTGTTGTTTTTATGTTGAAGTTACACTGTAACAGGGTTTTCGGGATTGAGCGAGTCAAAAACCACACTATAGAATTATAACGACCACGAACTCACAAAAACCAAGGGTATAGTATAGCCTGATTTTGACCGTCTGAATTCCTAAAAAGCTGTTACAATGTAACAATATAATATATTATATCTATATCTCTCTCTCTCTCAGAGTTTTTGAAACGCTTAGTATTACTTTTGCAGGGCTAGTAGCAAAAAAACAACGTTACGGAGTTTTGTAACAAACTGGGGGTGTTTTGTTACATTGTAACGCGGATTGCAAAAGTTCTAAGCTTAGAAGTTTCCCGAGAAAGTCATAGTTGTGCCACCACAAAGTTCTAAGGTTAGAAGTTTTGCCTGATTGCCGAAGGTCGCCCCGATGCCCTCACTCACGCACGCACGCACGCACGCGCTCTCGCTCTCCCGCACGGTCAGACTACTATGACGCTTTATAAGCGCATACTATAAGAACTCATACAGAAAAGTACAGGCGAAAAAAAGCCCGCCGAAGCGGGCAATGGAGTCGATGGGTTTACAAAACTTCAAGTTGCCAAATCATATTGGTAAACCAGTCTAGAGAGTCGACAATTGCATAATACTCATGATCCGATAAATCTTTGGATTTGTACGCTACCAATGCCAACAAAAGGGCTTCATGATTGCATCGGGAATCGTTATATAAAAGTTGAATGTTTCGCATTTCCATGTTATTCACCCATAAAGTAAAAAGCCAATGAAGCGCAAACCGATAGAATCGCTACCCAAAAAAGCATTGTCGATTGACTACCAAATGCGAGCACGTTAACGACAAAACCCGCAAAGCAAATCAGGGCTTTGAATATATAGAAGTTATAGAATTTCATATTGTCCCTTTGGTTTGGAACACTAGGGTTTCCCCTAGTGTCCCGTTTGGTTTACTTAGCTAAAACTGTCTCTTTGAAGTCAGGGTAAGTGGCGATAATGAAATCTACTAACTCACCCGCAAAGATCGTTTGATTCAAAATGCGGGCTTGTGCAAGGGCTTTGCTAAGTGTTTTGTGCATTTCTGCAATGGTCGTCGTTTCCACTTTGCCCGCTTTTGTGGCGGATTCTGTTTTTGCGGTTTCCACTTTTTTAGCTTCGGTCTTTGCATTTGCAAGATTACGGGAAAACGGCACACCGGTTTCAAAGGCAATCCAAAAACAACCCTGATAGGTTTTAACTGTACCCTGTGAAATATATTTGTCGTTTGCCAACTTTTCGAATAACTCTTTTACCTCTTTGCGTGCGTCATTCTTTGCAGAATTGCCTCTCATGTAAAGCGCTTTTGTTGTTGTGCATGCGACAAGATGGGCATCAACAAGTTGTTGAATGAGTTTATCCTGCTCTTGGATACTCATCAGTTCTAAGTCATCATGCGCTTTTTTAGCGTTTGCGAATGATGCGACAATGCGGTTAATGATTGTCGTGCGGGTTGCGGGTTTTGTGGACTTAGCCATCTTGATTCCTTTGAATAGCATTGATTTAAATATCAGTCAAAATTAACTGACAACTTAAGTATCACCGATTCGACAATGATTGTCAATAGTTACACTTAGATCTAACCTTAGAACTAATTTGGGCATGGTTTGACCCCACCGCCCCCCGACCCCAAGCTGTGGGTAGCGGGACTCCGCGTCGGCTATACGCTGAGCGTAGCATCCGCGAAGACCACAAAATCACCAAGCCTATACAAAAATATACCGCCCACACAGACCCACCCCCCTTCCACAGAAAAGGCCCCCCATGCAAAAATAAAACACACAATAAAAAAATTACATATATAATCCGCAAAAAACAACGGCTGCTATTCCGCCTATGTACACACCAGTTATTGACTTTAATATTCCGCTTGCGGACTACTCCCCGACATTCGAGTCGCTGGAGACCCGCGTGGCCGCAGCCATGGCTGCGTTAGTAGACACTAACAATCTGCCACCTCCCAACGAAATTTCCGAAGAAGACAAGCACAAGGCCCGCGAGGTATTTATCGGGAACGACCTTGCATCGGATCAGGACTTGGCATCTCCGGGTATGGTTGTGTATCTGCAGTCTTTGCTATCTGAATACGATCAGGTGGTAATAAAGTCAGCCCAGCAACTCAGGACGTACGTAACTAATAAGCTCATCATCGACAGTGCCAATGCCGATCCACGGATCAGGTTGAAGTCTTTAGAGATGCTTGGCAAAATTAGCGACGTTGGATTGTTTACGGACAAGACCGAAATCACGATGCGCCACCGACCTACGGAAGAGCTGGAACAGATGCTGCGTGAACGCCTGACCAAAGTGCTGGAAGCGGAAGTCGTGGATAACACTGCAAGACCTGCCATGTCCCAAGTAAAAATAGATGTGTCTGATATAGAAGCGCTTTAAATGGAACAAACCCTAACTCCAGAGATCATTGACAGGATTTCTAAGAAGCTGCCACCAGACGAGGCGGTGGAGTTACTTGCCATGTTTGCCGAGTTGGACGGCAGAAAGCGCCAGCAGTTGGCCCAAAACGACTTTTTGTCGTTCATTGCTGCTATAGATGTTAACTATAAGTTTGGTGTTCACCTAAAACGATTGGGTGGCCTGCTGATGGAGGTCGAGCAGAACATCAAGAACCGGATTGCGGTGTCTATGGCACCTCGTATGGGTAAATCCCAGATGATTTCTATCTACTATCCGGCTTGGTATCTAGGCAAACACCCCGATCACAAGGTAATTGTGGCCTCACACACTGCAGATTTGGCGGTTGTAATGGCCCGAAAGGTGCGAAATCTTATTAATACGCCCGAATACAAGGCAATTTTCCCAAATACAAGCATCGCAAGCGATGCAAAAGCGGCTGCGCAGTGGAATACGACCAAAGGTGGCGAGTATTTTGCGATTGGTGTGGGTGGTGCGCTGGCTGGACGTGGTGCTCACTTGATTATTGCCGACGATCCGCTGTCTGAGCAGGATATTAAGGCTGGAAATACCACATCTTTGGACTCGGCGTACGAGTGGTTCAGTGCTGGTCTGCGTACTCGACTCATGCCAGACGGGAAAATCTGTGTTTTACACACAAGGTGGCACCAGAGGGACCTGATTGGGCGGCTAATTAAGGATTCCGCCATGAATGAGGGCGGGGACAGCTACGAAACCTTTGAATTCCCTGCAATTCTTCATGAGGGCACGGATAACGAGAAGTCAATCTGGCCAGAGCAGTGGTCACTCGAAGCTTTGCAGCAAACACGGGCGTCAATGCACCACATCATGTGGCAGTGGTACGCTCAATACCAGCAAAACCCGACGGCAGCCGAGGCTGCGATCATAAAACGGGACTGGATCAAGTGGTGGACTAAAGATGACCCGCCAAGAATTGACTTTATTGTGCAAGCGTTTGATACGGCGCTAACTACGAAAGAACGGTCGGACTTCTCTGTGTGCCATACGTGGGGTGTGTGGGAGAATGAGGAAGATGGCACTCAGAACGTCATACTGCTGAACAAAGTCAAGGGGAAATACGAGTTTCCGGAGCTAAAGCAGATGGCGCACGACCAGTATAAAGAATGGGAGCCCGACAGCGTAATTGTTGAGGCCAAGGCCAGCGGTCAGCCGCTGATTGACGAGATGCGCAGGTCAGGTATATTTGTGCAGGACTTCAGTCCCGGTAAGGGTCAGGATAAGATTGCCAGATTAAATGCCGTGGCAGATATGTTTGCGTCTGGACACGTTTGGTTCCCTGAGAATGCGTGGGCTGCGGCTACCGTTGAAGAGATACTGGCGTTTCCTGCGGGCGAGCATGACGATGAGGTTGACACCATGACACTTGCCATGATGAGAATTCGCAAGGGTGGGCTATTGCGCTTGAGCAGTGACCACGAGGATAATGACCCCTATTACGCGGGCCGTCGCAACGCGTACTACTAAGCACACAAGGACTAAATAATGGCTACTAATATGTTCCCCTCACTGAACCCAGCTCCGCTTGGGTTAGATGCACTGGCTCCAGATATGGAGGAGGGTCCCGGGATTGAGATTCAGATTGAGAACCCCGATGGTGTGCTTGTTGGCATGGACGGCATTGAGATTGACTTGATGGGTATTATTGCAGGCGATAAAAGCGACGACTTCGACGCTAACCTTGCTGAAGAGATGGACGAGGGCGAGTTGCAGAAACTTGCCAGTGATTTGGTTGAGATGGTTGATTCAGACATTGGTGCCCGCAAAGAGTGGGTGGACATGTACGTCAAAGGTCTTGATGTTCTGGGGATGAAGTATGAAGAACGTACTGAACCGTGGCTCGGTGCTTGCGGTGTTTTCTCAACGGTACTCACAGAAGCTGCTGTACGGTTCCAAAGCGAGACTATCATTGAAACGTTCCCTGCTCAAGGCCCGGTCAAAACCGAGATCATCGGCGCAATTGATAAACTTAAAGAGGAAGCTGCGGAGCGCGTCCGGGAGGACATGAATTACCAGCTCACCGAGGTGATGTCTGAGTATCGCCCTGAGCACGAGCGCATGTTGTACTCCCTTGGATTAGCTGGCAGCGCGTTTAAGAAAGTTTACTTTGACCCCGGTCTGAATCGTCAGGTTGCCATATTTATTCCTGCGGAAGACATCATTATTCCGTACGGCGCGTCAAGCTTGAAGACCTCTGAGCGTGTTACGCACATCATGCGTAAGACCAAGAACGAGATGCGAAAGCTGCAGGTAGCTGGGTTCTACCGCGATGTTGAGCTGGGCGATCCACAAATTATCCACACAGACATCGAGAAAAAGAAAGCAGAAGACCAAGGCTTTACGCTGACTGACGATGACCGCTATCAGATTTTGGAGATGCACGTCGACTACGACCTGCCCGGTTATGAAGACGAGGATGAGATTGCTCTGCCGTATATCGTGACAATCGACCGTGGCACTAACAAAGTGTTGGCTGTTCGCAGGAACTGGAACCCAGAAGACAAGCGCCAGATAAAACGCGACCACTTCGTACAGTACACATATATACCCGGGTTTGGTGCTTATGGTCTTGGTTTGATCCACCTGATTGGTGGTTACGCCCGTGCGGGCACTTCCATCATTCGCCAACTTGTTGACGCAGGCACACTCAGCAATTTGCCCGGTGGCTTAAAGACACGCGGCCTGCGTATCAAGGGAGACGACACTCCCATAAACCCCGGTGAGTTCCGTGATGTAGACGTGCCAAGTGGTTCAGTGCGCGATAACATCATGATGCTGCCATACAGCGAGCCATCACAGACACTACTTGCGCTGCTAAACCAGATCACTGACGAGGGCAAACGCCTTGGCTCTATTGCTGATATGAACATCAGCGACATGAGTGCGAATGCTCCGGTGGGTACCACGCTTGCTCTATTAGAGCGTCAGCTTAAGACAATGTCTGCTGTACAGGCCCGTGTCCACTACAGCATGAAGCAAGAGTTCCGGCTTCTGCGCGACATCATTCGTGACTACACGCCAGATCAGTATTCGTTCGACCCATCGAGTGGCGACCGGATGGCGAAGCAAGAAGACTACGACATGGTGGACGTAATTCCTGTGTCTGATCCCAATTCGGCAACAATGGCTCAACGCATCATGCAGTACCAAGCGGTGATGCAGTTGGCGCAGCAAGCCCCGCAAATTTATGACTTGCCAATGTTGCACCGCCAGATGATTGAGGTGCTGGGCATTAAGAACGCAGACAAACTTGTGCCTGTGGATGACGATATGACACCACGCGATCCGGTCAGCGAGAACATGGCGTTCCTGAATGGCAAGCCGACAAAAGCGTTTATCTATCAGGACCACGACGCACACATTGCTGTACATACATCAATGATGCAAGACCCCCTGCTCATGGCGCAGATTGGTCAGAACCCACAAGCCCAGAAGATGATGGCCGAGATTCAGGCGCACCTCTCAGAACACTTGGCGTTTGCGTATCGCAAACAAGTCGAAGAACAGTTGGGCGTGCCGCTCCCACCACCAGACGAGCCACTGCCAGAAGCCGCCGAAGTCATGTTGTCTAAACTTGTGGCTAAAGGCGCACAGCAGGTGTTGGCTGCAAGTAAAGGTAAGGCCGCACAACAGCAAGCTCAGCAGCAGATGCAGGACCCCATCATGCAGATGCAGATGCAAGAGTTGCAGATCAGGAAACAGGAAGCTGATATTAAAGCGCTCAAGGTCAAGGGTGACTTGCAGCTCAAGGCCGAGGAGTTGTCGCTCAAGGCTCGTGAGAACGCAGCTAAAACTGGCGAAGACCCACAGATGGCTGCGATGCGTCTACAGCAAGAAATCATGCAGGCGCAGGAGTTACACGGTATGGAGATGGCTGCGAAACAGATGGAGTTGCAACAAGCTCAGGCTCAGCAACAACAAGCTCAAGCGCAGCAAACGCAAGCGATGGCTCACGGCGGTCAGGTGCATAACCAGAGCCTACAGCACAGAGACCAAGCGCACATGATGAAGATGCGCCAAGCGGCGATGGCCGCTGAGAGCGCTAACAACAACCCTATGCTAAAGGATGAATGATGGCTAATTTGCTTGAAGTCTTAGATGGCAAGCTTAACGAACAAATCAAGCAGATTGTCGACGTGATTAGTGCTGGTGGAGCTAAATCCCACGAGCACTATAAGGAACTGTGCGGAACGATCCGGGGTCTGCAAACCGCGCAGTATGAACTTGCTGACCTCGTGCGAAAAACTAAGGATTATGACGATGACTGATTTCGACGTTAGTGCGGTTGATCTAAGTGGGGTGCTCAATACCTCCGCCGAAGAAAAAGCCAAACAAGTGCCGGACCCCGCGACGTACCATATTTTGTGTATGTTGCCCAAGGCAGAAGAAGAGTTTAGCGAGACTGGCATTTTGAAGTCCGCTACAGCTATGCACCACGAGGAACTCCTGTCCCCCGTACTATTTGTGGCCAAGATTGGCCCCGATGCGTTTAAAGACGCCACCAGATTCCCATCTGGCCCATCATGCAAAGTTGGTGACTTTATTTTGGTTCGCCCAAACACCGGCACGCGCATGAAAATCCACGGTACAGAGTGGAGGCTTATCAATGACGATTCCGTACAAGCCGTTGTGCAAGACCCTCGTGGTATCCAACGTCCAACTTAAGGAGTAATCATGGCAGAAATTGAAAAAACAGAATTTGAGTTTCCGGACGAAGTTGAGGCAAACCCCCGCAAGGGTGGCCGGGTTGTAGAACCTGAAGCTGATGCCCCGGAGATTGAAGTCGTAGACGACACACCCCCAGAAGACCGTGGCCGAAAGCCCATGGCTGAACCTCCCAAAGAGGTGACGGACGATGAGTTGTCAAAATACGACGAAAGCGTACAAAAGCGCATCAAGCACTTTACAAAGGGCTATCACGACGAACGCCGTGCAAAAGAGACGGCTCAACGTGAAAAAGACGAAGCCATGCGCTTTGCCCAAGCTATGGCGGAAGAAAACAAACAGCTAAAGGGTTCTGTTAACCAAAATCAAGCGGCATTGTTAGAACAAGCCAAGAAAGTGGTGGCTAACGAGCTTGAAGCTGCTAAGCGGCAGTACAAAGAAGCCTATGAAGCGGGTGATTCTGATGCTCTGGTGAACGCGCAAGAAGCGTTGACTGGCGCAAAAATGAAGGCGGATAAAGTAAATAATTTTCGCCCAACCCCTTTACAGGTGGAAAAAACTGTTGTACAACCTGCATATCAGCCCCAACCGGCTGCACCCGTGGACGAAAAACTGCTTGCATGGCAAGACCAAAATCAGTGGTTTGGATCCAATAAACGGATGACAGCTTATGCCCTCGGCTTGCACGAGGACTTGGTAGGGGAAGGAATTCCGGCAGGCAGTGAGGAGTACTATAAACGTATCAACACTGACATGCGCGATAGATTTGCCGACCAATTTGGAGCCGACAAATCCGCTGATGCTAAACCTCAGCGCACAAAATCCAATGTTGTTGCACCTGCAACCCGTAGCACAGCTCCCCAAAAGGTCGTGCTTACGCAGACACAGGTGAATATCGCCAAGCGGTTGGGGGTTCCGTTGGAACTGTATGCCCGTAAGGTTGCTGAAGAAATGAGGAAAATATAATGGAAAAAACTAACCGCGCACCACGCGAACTTGAAACCCGCGAAAAGGCGGAGCGTCCTAAACAATGGATGCCCCCCAAACTTCTACCCGATCCGAAGCCGGAAGAGGGTTATGCGTTTCGCTGGATCAGGATTGCCTCGCAAGGTAAAGATGACGCCACGAATTATTCCTCCAAGCTTGCTGAGGGTTGGGAACCCGTTAAAGCTTCAGATCATCCCGAGATTCGTCTGTTTAACTCTGCTGCGGCTAAGTTTCCAGACAGTATCGAGGTAGGTGGCCTACTGCTTTGCAAAACACCTGTGGAGTTTACTGAACAGCGTAATGCGTATTACCGCCAACAAGCGGATGCTCAGATGCAATCAGTTGACAACACATACATGCGCGAAAATGACCCACGGATGCCTTTGTTCAAAGAACGTAGCTCCAAGGTAACTTTCGGAAAAGGTATTTAATTTTTTGGAGGCTTAAATGTCAACTACCAATTCTCCCTATGGGCTACGACCCATTAATCGTAACGACGGTATGCCTTATGCCGGTGCTACGAGTCAGTTTTTGATTAACCCAACCAGTGGCGCTGGAACCAACTTGTTTTATGGTCAAGTAGTTCTTATCGACGCAGACGGTTATATTGCTTTGTCTACCGCTACCGGCGCAGACTTGACTACCAATAACCTTGGTGGCTCTAGTATTGGTGCTTGGGGCGTGTTTGTTGGTGCATCTTACATCAACGCACAAGGTCAGCAGATTTACGGTCAGTACTACCCTTCCGGCACAACCGGCGTGGTAACTGCATACGTTATCACTGATCCTAACGTGACATTCCAAGCTCAATTGGATGGTCAAGTTACTCAAGCCGCTCTTGGCGCAAACACCTTCTTTGCTGCTGCACAGTCTACTTCTACAGGTTCTACCCGTACAGGTAACTCTACCAGCGCCTTGGAAAGCACAGTTGTTACTACTGCCGCTGCGTTCAAGATTATCGGTTTCGCTTCTCCATTGACCGACACATACACAGAAGTGTTTGTTAAGTTCAATCCCGGCGCTTCCGCTTTCACTAACGCCGTTGGCATCTAAGGAGCTAAATCATGGCTATTTCACGCGCACAACTGCTCAAAGAATTACTCCCCGGCTTGAACGCTTTGTTCGGTCTTGAGTATGCTAAATACGGCGAAGAGCACAAAGAAATCTACGAAACAGAGACATCTGAGCGTAGCTTTGAAGAAGAGACAAAGCTGTCTGGTTTTGCTGCTGCACCAGTCAAAAACGAGGGTTCTGCCATCGCTTATGACAATGCACAGGAAGCATGGACTGCACGTTACACCCACGAAACCATTGCGATGGGCTTCTCCATCACAGAGGAAGCTGTGGAAGATAACTTGTACGACAGCTTGTCTTCACGTTATACCAAGGCTCTGGCCCGTGGTATGGCTTACACCAAGCAAGTCAAGGCTGCGGCTATTCTGAACCAAGGCTTTACTGGTTCAGGCAACCCCACCTACGGCGACGGTCAAGTTCTGTTCTCGACATCACACCCCTTGGTTTCTGGTGGTGTTAACAGCAATACGCCTTCTACCGCTGCCGACTTGAATGAAACATCGTTGGAAAACGCTGTTATTCAAATCGCTGCTTGGACAGACGAGCGTGGTTTGCTGATCGCCGCTAAGCCTAGGAAGTTGATTGTTCCTCCTTCTTTAATGTTCGTTGCCACACGTTTGCTTGAAACCGAACTCCGCGTTTCTACAGCTGACAATGACATCAACGCATTGAAGAACAATGGTTCGATCCCTGAAGGCTACACTGTTAACCACTATCTGACCGACACCAATGCTTGGTTCTTGTGTACAGATGTGCCAAACGGTTTGAAGCACTTTGTTCGTACCCCCTTGTCTACCGGAATGGATGGAGATTTTGACACTGGAAACGTTCGTTATAAGTCCCGCGAGCGTTATTCTTTCGGTGTATCCGATCCCCTCGGCATCTTCGGAAGCCCCGGCGCATAAGGCTTACGCCTTATCGGAAAGGCCCTTCGGGGCCTTTTTTGTTTTTTAAATATCTGTGGTATATTACCTGTAACTAAACGACTAGGGCTAATATGGATACCACAAACTTACCTGCAACCCGAGAAGAAGCTAAGAAAACCGGCAGTAAGTACTATTTCACTGGACAACCGTGCAAACACGGGCACGTAGCCCCACGCAAAACTAAAGGCGCGTGCGTAGAATGCCTAAAGGTTGAATGGGTCAAGAGCAACGAAACTCGTGCTGATTACTTCCGTGAGTACAACAAACGCGAAGCTGTTAAAGACCGTAAGAACGAGTGGTATCAAGAAAACCGTGAACAAGTTATTGCGGCTTCAAACACAATTCCACTACATAAGAAAGCGCAGTACAAGAGGGACTGGAAAGAACGAAACACTGTTTGGACTCGCGCAGATACAAAAGCACGCCGCCGTAAACACCGAGATGCTACACCCCTGTGGTTGACACGCAAGCAAAAGTCGGAGATTCGCCAGCTTTACCAGATCGCCATCACCATGACGCAAACCACTGGGGAACAGTACGTGGTCGATCACATCGTGCCATTGCGCTCGCATGAGGCATGTGGCTTGCATGTGCCATGGAATCTGCGCGTAATCACCCAAGAAGAAAATTTAAAAAAGTCAAACAAACTTGTTGCACCTGAGTAAACACAGTGGTATAAACATATTAATCCGGGCTTATCCGGTGTTCTGACAGTCCCGGCTGACGACATGCAGACAGAACACCCCAACTTGCATGTAAGGAATTATCATGGCACGCACTACGTTTCAAGGCCCAGTTCGTTCATTGGGCGGCATTTATCAACAAGGCCCAGCGGCTGTTGTTAACATCACAACCAGCACCACATTAAGCCCCGAAGCTCATGGCGGTCGTATTGTCGCTGTTGGCGGTTCTTTGGCTGCTGCATTGACATTGACTTTGCCAGTCATCAACACCAGCGCCAATTCAATTACATCTGGCCCCGGCCAAGACCCAAGCACAGCTAACAACTTAGGCGTTGTGTACACAATTTGGGTTCCTACAACCATCTCTACAAGTGCTTTGAAGATTTTTTCTCCTAGCACAAACTTGTTCATTGGTTCTTTAATTTCTGTTGATACCGATACAAGCGGCGCAGTTGTTGGCTTTACTGCTAACGGCACTTCTAACGACTTCATTAACTTGAACGGCACAACCACTGGCGGCGTAGCTGGTACATGCATTAAGATTGTTGCAATCGCAGCTAACAAGTACATGGTTTCAGGCCAATTGCTTGGCTCCGGTATTGTTGCTACACCATTTGCAGACGCTTAATCAACCCAAGGGGCTTCGGCCCCTTTTTTAAAGGAGATTGATTATGATGCAAACAGACGTAAAAGCGGCTCACAGAGAAACTACAGGCACGGTAGTGTCGGGACGCAACAGACTTAAAGGTCTGATTGTTACGCCCGGCGGCACTGCGGGAGACATTATTTTTAGAGATGGTGGCGCTTCAGGCACGGTACGTGTTCAGTTTAATTTGTCTATCAACCAATCCGCGTTTTCTTTTACAGTGCCGGGTGAAGGTGTTTTGTATATTACCGATATACACGTAACCCTACCTACAGCTTCAAAGATCACGGTGTTTTATGGCTAAGTCACCAGCATGGCAACGCAAGGAAGGCAAATCGGACGCGGGCGGACTGAACGCCAAGGGCCGTGCTTCCTACAACAAAGCCAATCCGGGCAAGCCGGGATTGAAAGCGCCCCAACCAGAGGGCGGGTCCCGGCGCGACTCCTTCTGCGCTCGAATGAGTGGCATGAAGAAAAAACTAACAAGCGCGAAGACGGCGAACGATCCGAATTCACGTATCAACAAAAGCCTGCGGGCGTGGAACTGCTGAAATGAGCGAGTCACACGAAACGGCAAAGCATGTTGTTGATGCGCTGTCGATAATGACTGTTGTAGGAACCCTAGTGGAAATGTTGCCGTCTGTTGCCGCAGTCTTCACAATTGTGTGGACAGCTATCCGCATCTGGGAAACCGAAACGGTTCAAAACCTGTTGGGGCGCAAGGTTGCGCCTAAGGGTGAGTAACCATGGCGGGCATTGATTCATTAATTAGAGGCGCTGTTGGCAGTTTTGCTAAAGACAAAGCCGCTAGTTTCATGACCCCATCGCAGATGGAGTTGGCCCGCTTTGCACTCAGTCCCCAAGCATATTTGGCAGATAAAGGTATTACTGCGGTTGCACAATTATTGGGATACGGCAATCAATACCAAGAATTAAAAGCTGGCGCTGAAGACCAGAAAGCTTACGGCAAAGAAGTGGCTCGCAACGCTATTGGTGATATGTTGCCCACTGCTGTTGGCGATTTTGTACGCGCTACGCCTAGGATGAGTGATGCCGATTACGAGGCCAGCATGGAAGCATTACGCCAATCCGCTAATACACCGGAAGCAGCTAACCGCTATGAAAATAATGTTCGTGACATGAACTATGGTACGCAAATACCCGGTCAGGGAAAATATGTTGGACCGCTTCCAGAAGACAATCCAATATTTGACGCCCAAGTTAGTAATCTTCCATACGATTTGAAATCAACGCCAGTCAGCGGAACGCCAGAAGGATTTGACCCTAATTTGTTAGCATCAATCATGCGTGGTGGTAGTGAAGAAGTTGGCCCGCAGGAAAACTACAGCCAACAACGTTTAGATGCTGAGTATGATTTTGGAAGTGATTTTAGCGACTACTTGGGTAAACCTAATGGCGATATTGCCCCAATAGATTTTGGCGGCACCATGGATTACGGTGATATGTTTGGCGGTGGTGGCGGCGGGAAGTTAGAAGCAATGCTACAAGCGCAAGACGAGTACAAACGCGGTGGTCAAATTTGTGGATGTAAACACTAATGCCAAGCACTAGTAAAAAACAACATAATTTCATGGCGGCGGTGGCTAACAACCCATCATTTGCTAAGAAAGCGGGAGTCCCACAGTCCGTGGGCAAGGACTTTAATCAAGCGGACAAGGGCCGCAAATTTTCTGAAGGTGGCGATATGAAACATAAAGACGTAAAGATGGATAAGAAAGTAGTGCAGAAGGCCGTGAACAAACACGAAGGCCGTTTGCACAAAGGTCAGCCAATGACTAAGTTGGCTAAGGGTGGTGGTATCGAGTCCAAGG